TTAAAGATTCAGTCCTTGCAATTAATCTTGCTCTTGTCTTTGACATCCCTACTTCTTTAATTAATCTTTTCTCTGCGCCTCTAAAGCCTTCGTTATTTTCTAACGCTCTTTGGAATGCTGATTGTATCCTTCTTAAACTTGTATCGTTAATATCTTTGATGTGCTGACCGCCTATTGTGTTAAAGTAATCTTTTAAAGCTGCATCCATTATTGGATTTTCAAAACCTACTCCTATTGTCGCTTCGGGTGGTAAATTAGCCTTAAGCCATTTAACATAACCTCTTGATTGTTTATTCCAAGCAGTATTATAAAAAGTTTTCATTGCATTGGAAATAGGTACACCTGTGTAAAGCATCCCTGCAATAGAGTTTGTAAATGCAACCGATTCCGATTCATTTAAAGCATCTATAATTGGCTGAATAGATTGTTTTAAGGCTTTAGAGAATAAACGATAGCCGTAAGTCTCTAAATACTTTTGTAGTTTAGTATCAAATTCTTCTTGTGTCATTATAACGCTTTATCCGACATTCCTAATTCATCCAGGTAAGTTAAGTTAGTAGGAACTAAAATTCTGTCCATATCTTCTTCATCTATTCTATCGTAGTTCATAGCAGTTCTTTTTTCGTTAGGAGTAATCCACCAAGATTCTTTCATCTGTGTTACTATTTTCTCCATATCCTTTTGCATTTCAGGAAACGCTTGAACATCGTAGTCAATATAGTATTCAACACCATCCCTTAAAGAATAGTACAAAGCAACTTCGTTAAACATTCCTCTAATCATATTTAAGATAGGAATAACCGTGTTAGTTACCAAACCTTTGTAAGCCATTTCTTTATTGTTATAAGAAGCCGAATCAGTAGCCATTAATATAGGGTCTACACCAAACACTCGGCATAAAGTGTCCCTATCTGCACCTATTGATTTAATAATCTCAAGGTCTGCTGGACTCATTCCAATTTGCTTATAATCAACAATACCGTTAGTAGCTACTATTCTCTTATAATTATCCGCTCCAGTAAGTTTACTGTCTATTTGTTGGTTAATTTTGCTTATTTGCTCACCATCAAGCATAGCATCCTTATCTCCACTAAATAATAAACCTGCTGCACCACCATTAATAAATGCTTTAGCCTTTGCCCTTGTGCCTTCGTTTGAACTTGAAACAGTTTCCCAAGCAGCCATCAAAGGACTCATTCCATAAAGCTGATTCCCACTAACATTGTAGTCAGGGTTAAAGAACTTAATATGGTTTACCTCGTTTACTTTAAATTCAATCTCTTGGTTTCCTATTTGTAGCTTATAAGCACTAATAGGTTCAAAAGTTCCGCTTCCTATAATCTGTGTAAATTGAGAAGGTAATGGGTAAAGTTTAGTTGGTACTCCTTTGTTTCTTCCTACTTCAGGCATAAACTTATAAGAATAAGCGTTACCTGTAATCTCTAAAAAAGAAACCAAAGATTCAATATACTCCTGTTGGCTTTGCATTTCGTTAGGTCTTGCAATTAGCTTATTCAAGTCAGTACCTTCTACTTCCGTTAATCCCTTTTTAAGTAAGTTAAACTTATTATTCTTTGTTCTATTAAAACTCTTTTTATTGTCTATCTCGTAAACATAGAAAGGAACTGAAGCAGCCTTTTTAGCAATCATATTAATAATCGCAAATACATCGGGATTGCCTTGATAGCCATTCCTTACATACGCTCTTGGATTGTTAGGGATGTTAAAGAATATTCCATTAAAATAAGAGAATAAAGATTGGTTATATTTGTTACCTGCATCACCACTTTGAGTTGGAATAAAAGCAGCTTTAATTCTTTGTATGAGATTCATAAGCAATTATTTTTACAAATTTACGATAAATTTAGATAACTTTTACATTACAACAAAGTCAAACTTCTTAAGTTCAAACCACATTCGCATCATAAGAGCATCACTTATATCGGGACTTCGTCCTAAATGTTCTTTAACTTTGTCTTTAGGTATCACCGCAAGTTTACCATCCTTATCAGCGTTGTGTCTTTGTACCCACTCAAGTTCTTCGGTTAATTCCTTTTTGATAGTTACATCTTCGGTTATAACCCACACTCCAGCTTCATTAATTAACTCCGCAAGTTTATAATAGCATTCCGATTTCAAGTTAATGTAATTACCTGTTAAGGCTTTGCTATTGTTAACAAATCCTTTGAATCCATAGTCGACCACACCCGAGCCGACCCCATCTTCATCGCAGATAATTTGAGAATAAGGAATAGAATGCTTTTTAGCCAAATGTTTAATGTATGCTGCTACTTCGTTGGTTGCCTTATTGGACAACTTATGTATCTCGATAACTCTAAATCCTGACCAAACCATTATTAAAGTTTTATCCTTACCAAATCGTGCAATATCGGCAGAAATATATCCTTTACCGTTTGGAATATGCTCATTAGTAAATAAGTCAATTATCTTATCGTACTGTATTAAAGCGTTGTCATTGTCATCATACTCCCAATTACCAAATAATAAACGCTCCTTACTAAACTTATCTAAAGATTGCAGGGATTGAATATAATGCTCCGAAATGTAAGGATTGTCCTGTATTAAAGATTGTATAAAGGCTTTTGATTCACTAATCGTGCCATCCTTTGTAGGCTTATAAAAGTTATTATAAACATATCCCTTTGCAGGATTACAAGTGCCGAGCATCTTTGGTATTATATTAAACTCCGTTAGCTTGTACCTTATTCTTGACTTAACTATGTTCCAGGCTTTCTCTGTTATTTGATTGCACTCGTCTATGAATGCTCCAGAAATTTCAAGTGACCCAAGTTCGTCAAAATTAATATCTGAAGGGTATTGAAACAAATCTTTTAAGTAAATAGCCGAGCCATTTGAGAATGTAATAATATTAGATTGAGCGTTATAAATGTAGTGTTGCCCTGACTTTATACCTTGCAGTTTGCAAACATCATAGAACGAATTTAAGGTAGTATCTTTTAAAGTCTTAAGGACTGCTCTACCCATTAGCCATCGGGAACCTGGATATTTTAAGCAACATTTAATAATCCAATAAACACCAAGTGCTGATTTACCTCCTGCTACTCCACCTCCAAATATAACCTCGCTTGTTTTGTTGTCTTCTAATCTATCGAGTGCTTTAGTCTGCTTCTTCGTTAGTATCATAGGTTTTAGTCTCGTTGAAAGTAATACCTAAATCCATACCGCCTGTATGTTTTAAAGTAGTACCTAATCGTTCGGCTTCTTCAGGAGTGCCGATTAACTTATATAATCCCATCTGTAAAGTTGGGTTTTCGCTTTTATACCACTTTGAACGCATAGATGTTTTAATCTCAACTTTGTTTTTTTCAAGTGCTTCTTTTATTGTGTGGAATTCGTGCAATTTGTGATTATAAAATGTAGTCTTATCGCAAGGCAAAAACGCTACCACATCCTCAATAAAGAACAATTTATGCTTATCAATAGCTTCTAAAGATTTCTTCTCTAATTCTTCTGTTTTATATGCCATAATCTTTTATTTGAGCGATAAGGTGGAATCGAACCCCTCCTGTTAGCTGGAAGCCAACTGTGCAACCATTACACTTTTATCGCTTGTCTTTGGATATTCTTTACTTAATGATTTACACAAAGGTATTAAACTTTTATCAAGTGCATAAATATATTTAATTTTACCTTTTGTTATATACTCTGTTGCGTTTTTATCGTAGTATTTATGTATAAACTCTTTTCTTGAAAGTCCATTTAAACCGCCTTTAGATTTTACCCAATCTGATATAATACGACCGTGATAGCGTTTATTATTTACAATCCAACTACTATCTTTTGTATTTTCCATTGATGTACCTACATAATACCAATTAGTTGCTTGATATATTATACCATTATGATTTTGGTCTTTATCTGCATAACTAATAATTAGTTTACATAAAGGAATTGCATTTTTAATTAATTTTAAACTTATAGCAAGTGCTTTACTTGTGCTTTCTTGTTTCCCATTTAAAGCCATTCTAACAAGTTCTAAAACATTGCCTTGATTTAGATTATATTGAGTTGCTAAATTATTGTTTGCACCAGTACCATACAAAACAACACCACACCATTCATTTTTATTGTTAAAAACAGAATAACCAAATGTATTTACAGGTACTGATTTAGCATAATGAAAATTTAAACAAGCATATTTTATAGCTTTAGTTGATGCTTTTTCTAACCTCATATTTCTCCTGCTGAAACACTAAAATAAGAACCTGAATAATTCCTATCTAATAATTCTTGTATTTCTATTTCCGCTTTTTGTAATTGTTCAGGACTTGTAAATGTTATTTTCATAACAGGTGGTTTGTTTTTATCTTCTCCTATTAAATCATCAAAACCTGGTTCTTCCATAAATACCGGTAAATCTAATCCCCAAGCATCAAGTTCTTCAGCATCCCATTCATTAGCTAACATATTCCAGTCCCATTCGCCACCGCTTACATTATCTTTGATAATAAACTGCTTTTGTTCTTGCTCTGTCAAATCGGTAACTTTAATAATTGAAACTTCTTTTAATCCAGCGTGAATACAAGCCTTTAATCTCATATTACCACCTAAGACTATCATATCATCATTTACAACAATAGGTCTTATTTCAAGCATCTTTGGAAACTCCTTAATTGATGCTACTAATTTTGCAAACTTATCATCCTTTATAATTCGTGGATTATTAGGGTTTGACTTTACTAATTTAATGCTTACTAATTCGGTTTTCATTTTACAAAGGTAATATATTTTTATAAATCAGCTACTTTCTGTGTGTACAGGTCAATTAAGTCTTGATAGTCTAACTTACCCATCTTCTTTACCTGGTGTCTTTTGTGTTCAAGAAAATCCATTCCGCCTTTACCTATTTCTTTCTCCAGTCTCTTATAGTATTCAATATAATTACCGCTTTTAGCTATATTACATCCGTAGCATTGTGGTCTGCAATTTTGTTCATCGTATCTTAAAGATAATATACCTCTCGAATAGAAGTGTCCATTCTGTATCTTTTTGTAAGGCATTACTTTATCGCAAGTAAAGCACTGGACATCTAAATTCTCATCAGCGTATTTTAACCTAATATAAGTAGAAAATATAGCATCTGCTTTTTTCTTTAAGATTGTTGTACTCATTTTAATAAGATTTTAGTGTAAAACAATTCAAACACTACCCCCCAAATAATAGAGAATAGGATTATATCAAAATAGCCAAAGATAGGTTTATAAGTTACAATAGCTAAAGAAATAAAAAGTAACATCAAGGCTTTAAATAAATGCCACCCATCCGTTAAAAACGAAAGCATAGTAGAAGATAAAAAAAACTTCTCGCCATTTTCTTTCTCGCCCCACTGCCATTTGTTTCTCCAGGACATATTCCAATCCCAAAACTGACGATTTTTAAAGTTTCCAAATATAGAAACATAATACCTGGTAGATAGTACATCCATTACCGAGTTACAAATAGCTGCTAATATTACAAAGATTATTGTCATAAGTTGTCATTAAAGTTACAAAAGTTCCCATTTTGGGATTTTTAAAGCTCATTATTCGTATAAATTAGTATAAATACGGCTCACTTTTGAGCTACAAAGTTATTTTTTTCC